TTTGTCTAAAGCAGCCGATGCCGGCACCTTCATGGCGCTGCTCAATCCTGCTACCGGTGAGCCCCACCGTGACGAGGCGGGCGTGGCGCAAGGCATAACCCTTCGTAGCCGGCTCTCCCAGGCCGGTCAGCAGTTTCAGCGTCAGCAGGCCGATAAGCGGCTGGAGATGGCCCGGCGCGGCCAGGAGACCAGCGTTGACAGCCTTGAGGCCGAGACCACGGAGCTTCTCGTGGCTTGCACCGTGAGCTGGACCTTCACACACCTCGACGGTGCCGACTTCCCCTGTAACGAGGCGAACGCTCGGAAGTTTTGGTCCGATACCCGTTTCCGGTCCCACCGCGAGCGCGCGAACGGCTGGATCGGCAACGAGGCAAATTTTACGAAGCGCTGAGCCTGGAGGTAGTAGAGCACGGTAAGCGACAGTTCGCTCTCCAACGTAAACCTGAGGGGGACGATCATACGCTTGCCGAGCATCTGAAGGCGGCGGAGGGTATGCGGCCAGGCATCACCAAGAAATTGATGCCGAAGATTGATCGGCCGCTCCGACCCGAGGCTGAATTCCTTTGGGCCTGGTATCTCGATCTCAGCGCTTCTAGGCAGATGGGCGGTATGGGTTTTCCGCAACCCCTCGGATTTGCGGAGATTTGGGCCTGGTGTCAGCTCCACGGTATCGCTCTGAAATCGTGGCAGCTCCGGACGCTTCGGCTCCTGGATATGCACCAGATGAAGGCGATGATGGCGAAAGACGCGCCCACAAAGGAAGAACTGGTAGATGGCTGACATTGCGACGCTTGGCATCCGGGTAGACACCTCCGGCGTTGACAGGGCGCGGGACAGCCTGAATAACATGCGTGGTGCCGCTTCCACCGCAAGTTCGGGCGTCAAGGATTTCTCCAGCGCCTCCGAACAGATGAACCGGCAGCTCCAGACGCTCTCAGCGCAGCAGGAGCGGACGAACCAACTTCTCTCCCAAACCAATAACACCCTCCAGAGCGGCACGATCGCGACACACGGCTACGTGGACAGCATGGCGAAGCTCGCGACCGTTGTGGCTGGTGCCGATCTGGCGTACCGCGGCTTCAGCTCGGCGATCGACTTGGCCGGACGCGGCATGAAGGAGCAGGTCTCCGTCGTGTCGCAGCTCGCGACCGGTCTTCAGGACCTTGCGAAATACGGTACGAACGCTTTCCAGCTAATGAGCGACCAAGCCATCAACCTGCAAAAGAGCCTGATCGCCATCGGTAACGCCGTTGGCGTGTCGGGCTCTGCATTCGCAGCGTTTTCTCAATCTCTTAGTCGAGGCGGGGCGACCGGCCCGCAGATAGCCGGCGCTTTCCCGGCGGTCCAAGGCGCCATTGCCGGTACGACGATGGAGGATATAAATCGCCGCGAGGCTATTACTCGACTGGGTATCCCGACACAGGGTTCTCCCGACGCCGTTGCCGCGGCCGTTGTAAATGCACTTCAGAAACTTGCGCCCAGTCCCGAGCGCAACGTCTTGGCTATGCAAGCCCTCGGCCCTGGCGGCGCTGATATGGTCAATCAGGCCATGGGCGATTTCCACGAAGTTATAGGTCTCGCGAAGACCTATCAAGAACTGGGAGAGGCTAATGCCAAGGCGGATATAGCGCGGGCGAAGGCTCGTCAAGAAGCAGATGAAAAGAACGTCCAGTGGTACGAAGCCCATCCAATTTCGTCGCTTTTGATGTCAATGGTTCCAGGCTCGGCGGCTGGCGGCGTTACCGCTATGCGCCTGGGCGCGACACAAAGGGCTCTTGGCGGCGTATTTAACGAAGCTATGGGGGACCAAGCAGGGCTTGGCGTTTGGACGGACTTGAAAGCTGCTTTAGGAATTATGGGGGGTGGCAAAGGCCCCGGTTTCGGGGAGTACGGTAAACTCGGGGCTCAAGGGACCGCAGTTCCGCCCAATCTCCCTGGAGGCTACGCGGCCATGGCCGGCGTGGGTATGGGGCAGGAGCAGACCTTTGAAGACCTTGCGAAGCAGTCGGAGTACCTGACCGAGAACTGGCAAAAACTTGGTCTCTCCGGCGAACAGCTTCAGTCCGCGATAGAAGAGCTTTCGCAGCGCATGCAGAATGCCGGCGCTCCCGTCACCCAAATGGTCACGTCGATGCAGCATGCGGCGTCTCTCTTCCAGTATGCGCCCGGCCTGCCGCGGCAAACACAGGAAGCCCTTCGCTCCGCGGCTATGAAAGCTGCGCCTACTGTTGGGATCGGGCCGGCCGCCGCCGAAGCTATGAACCCCGAAGAGCTTATCCAGCGGACGGGCGTTTCGGCACCTGGCGCGGGCGTTACCGCCGCTGTGGCGGAGCAAAGCGCCGGCCAGCAACGAGACGTTCTTCGTGGCCTTCAACAGGCAACGGCCGCAATTCGCGCGCAAGCTGGCGCTGCCGGTGGCGGCGGCATGGCAGTCGCGGCCGCAGGAATTAAAGCTGAAGAAGCATACCAAATCCGAACCGGCATGATAAGCGCCGGGGATGCCGCGGCTCAGGCCGGCGAGAAGCTCATGCAGGCCAGCCTCCGTTTCGAGGAGGCGGGGAACGCATTGATAGGGCGCGGACGCGGAGCTGCCGCACGGATCGGTGCCACGGCTGCAAACCTTCCGGTCGGCGGTGTCGTGAGCCCCGGCGGTATCATCTCTAGCGCCGGTTTTACGGCGGCCGAGGCGACTGGTGCAGCTCCAGGAACACAATTAGGAGCCGGGGACCCCCGTACTCAGGCTCAGACAATAATCGGGGCTCAGCAGCTCTCCCAACAGGGCAGCCAACTCCTAGAGATGCTTCAGACCCGCATTAAGCTCATGCAGCAATCCGGCGGGGATATGTCGGCCGGTAGCACAGCGTCGCTTAAAGCTCAGACCGGTATCGTCCGTTATGAAGCTGAGGTGGACGCTCAAATCAAGGCGATCCAGGAAGAGGCTTCGGCGCGCGGCGGTATGACGAAAGAGATGCAGACGGCCGTCGATGGCTTGAAGGAATTGGCGAAAACCGCCTCCGGAACGGCCGACGAGATGGTCAAGGCTCAGCAACAAATGCAGGCGCATCGGGTGATGCTTGACGCTCAGAAGCAGCTCTCTATGGCACAGACTAAGCTAGGCGCTATCCAAGCTGGCGCGTCCCCAGAGCAGCTCGCCTCCGCGGACCTATTTCAGCAATTCAAGAGCGCCATGCCGAACCAGGGCAAGGATATGACGCCAGAGGCAACCGCAAAGCTCCAAGCGTATGCGACGGCTATCGAACAGACGAAAACCGCAGCGGAAGAGGCTGCCAAGGCGCAACAAGAGTGGGCGAACACCTTGAAAAGTGTCGTGAAGGACTTGGCGGACGGCCTGGAGAACGCCGTTTACAGCGGGAAGAAATTCCATGACGTTCTCCGTGAGATGATGCTGAATGTCTCGAAAGAGGGCTTCAATTACTTCGTGAAGAGCCCGCTTGAAACCGCGGGAACCGATGCCCTTAAAAGCCTATCCGGAAGCATATTCGGCGCTGGCGGAACGCCAGGTGGGGGAACGTCTACAGGGCCGGGTAGCCTTACCAAGATGCTCAGCAGCACTTTTGGCAGTTTGTTTGGCGGAGGTAGCTCCGATCAGTCAGGAGCAGGTAGCAGCATTCTGCCCGGCATTACGATGGGCGCAGGCGGCGCTCCTGACGGTGTTATGCCTGTTTTCGTAACAAACGGCGGGGCAGGCGCCGGAGGCGGAGTGGCCGGCGTGGGCGGTATTTCGAGCATCGCCGGGGCTATCGGCGGCAGCTCTGGGGGCAAGAGCGCGGCTGGTGGCGGCGATCAGAACGGCTTCCTCAGCAACATCTTCGGGGGCCAGAGCAGCATGCTCGGGCGCCTCTTCAGCAATGCCCCGAGCGTGCCGAGCACCCAGAGCGACATTGGCGGTCCCGGTGGTCTCGGTCCCGAAGGCGGGATTGGACCGAATGTTGGGGCCACTCCGAATAGCGGTGGCTTTATGTCGGGCGGCCTAGGCGGCTCCTTGAAAAACGCGATCTCGTCTGGCTTCAACTGGCTGACTTCGGGGTGGAATTCCGGACAGTCTGGGCTTGGCGGTATGCTGGGTAATCCCTTCGGTGGTGGGGGCAGTGCCGCGACGGATACACTTGGCATGAACCTCCCGGATAATTTTGGATCATCCTTCGGCGGCGAATTCGGGATGGGGCCGGGAACAGATACCATTCAGGGCGGTCTCGGCGACTTCGGCGGCTTCTTCGCCGGAGGCGGCGTAGTTGGCCGTGATGGCGCTCCCGGCCGATGGATCAATCCTTCTGTCTTTATCGGGGCTCCGCGTTACGCCATGGGCGGCATGGTGGGCGCTGGAGAAGTGCCGATTGTTGCCCATCGCGGCGAAATGGTGCTTAATCGGCAGCAGCAAGCGTCTCTCAACAAGGGTGGTAACACCACTCATGTTCATATGAACGTCACCGCGGGTAATCTAGACGGCTTCCGCTCCAGCGCGCCCCAGCTCGCCATGCAAATGCAACAGCACGTCGATCGAGCGCAGTCGAGGTATGGTTGATATGGCCTTTTTTGAGGTTCTCTTTCCCAGTGAGATCAGCTACGGCAGCTCCGGCGGCCCTAGCTTCTTGACGCGCATGGTTTCAACCCAGGCTGGATACGAGTACCGATCGGCCGCCTGGGAGCGCCAGCGCGGCACCTGGAACGCGGCGCATGGGCTGAAAGAGCCCTCCGACTACAAGGCACTGATCGCCTTCTTCTATACGGTCGGCATGGGCAAGGTGAACGGCTTCCGCTGGCTTGACTGGCTCGATTACAAGGATGATGGTTTCGGCACGATCCAGTACAATGCGGCGGGCTATCTCCAGCTCGCTAAGACCTACCAGTCGATCTCGCCGGTCACGGGCTTGATCCAGCCGACTTTCACGCGCTTCATTGATAAGCCGATCCCCGGCACGCTCACCTTGCCGGGCGGCGTCACATGCGACTACACTTCGGGGCTCGTCTTCGGGACCGCAGCACCAAACCAGACCTGGACTGGGCAATTCCATGTGCCGGTTCGGTTCGATATCGACCACCTTGATATGAGCATAGACCAGCCGTGGGGCTCAACGGGCGCGGATGTGGCGCCGAGCTGGCGCAATATCCCGATCGTCGAGCTGAGAGTGCCGGCGCCGGTTCCTAATCGGGGCCGCGTCTCCCAGACGGTCATCGAATGTCTGCGCACCAGCTCTTTCACACCTGGCCCAGGCCACGTCTCTCAGACGGTCATTGAATGCCTTAGAACAAGCTCGCACGCATGAAAACCCTCAACAACGCCATGAAGGAACTGCTTGCGAGCGACAGCGCGCACCTGGTTACGTGCTGGCAGCTCACGCTCGTCAACGGCACGAACATGGGCTTCACCGATAGCGACGTGGATCAGTTCTATGGCGGCATCGTCTTCAAGGCGGCGACGGGCTATACCCGCAGCGCAATCTCGACGCCGGTCGATCTCTCGGTGCCGAACCTCAACGTCCAGGGCGTCCTTTCCGATGTGGGTATACGGGACGATGATATCGCGGCGGGGCTCTATGACTTCGCCCAAGTGTTCATCTTTATGATGGTGCCGGGCGACGTGAATGGCAACACCTATGGGATCGTCAAGCTCCGACGCGGTTGGCTCGGCCAGGTGACGGTCACTCAGGGGCAGCACGAGAGCGAGATGCGCGGGCTCGCGCAGCTCTTGGCACTCAACTTCCTGGAGGTGTTCACGCTTGAATGTCAAGCCGATTTCGGTGATAGCCGTTGCAAATACGATCTGGATACTGTTACCGATACCGGGCACGTCACGAGCATCGGCACCCCGAGCCGTATCTTCGCCGCGACAATGGAGATTGAGCCGGCCCGGGCAACGGGCTTCTACAATTTCGGCGTCGTGACCTGGCTCACCGGTCTGAATAAAGGAACCCAGATCGAGATCAAGAATTGGGATGGCACGAACTTTACGCTCTATCTGCCGAGCGGCTATCCGATCCAGGTAGGCGATCAGTTCACCGCCGTTGCCGGCTGCGACAAATCCATGGCGACCTGCATCGCCAAGTTCAATAATCTCGTCAACTTCCGGGGCTTCCCTTACATCCCCGGGATCGACACAACGATGTATCCCGATGCCGCCCAAGCTGTCCCTACGTCAATCTGATATCCTCACTGAAGCCCGCTCGTGGCTTAGGACCCCGTGGCACCATCGGGGCCATACCAAGGGCCGCTTCTGCGACTGCATTGGCCTTGTGGTCGAGACGCTCCGGGCGTGCGGCTTCGGGCCGGTGCAGGATTTCGTTTACCCGACCTACGATCGGCTCCCCCACGGCGACGAGATCACTCCGTATCTCAAAAAGTACCTGGAGGGGCCAATTCCGCTTACGGATGCGCTGCCCGCCGATATCGTGCAGATCACTTGGGGCAAGCGCATTCCGATGCACCTGGCCTTCTTCGGGGATTACACGAAAGGTACGCTGGCTCCTCCGCTCTCACTGATCCACTCCATGATCGCGCCCGGCTACGTCGCGGAGCACCGGTACGCGAATGAATGGATCATGCGGACCCGGAACATCTATCGCATTCCAGGGATGATCTGACATGGCTTCTCTCGTTCTAGGCGGTATCGGCAAGGCAGTCGGCGGTCCCCTCGGCGGGATTGTTGGCGGCATGCTGGGTAGCTTGATTGACAGCCATCTTTTCAAGCCGAAGACGACCTATGGCCCGCAGCTTACCGACCTATCGGTTACGTCGGCGACCTACGGCCAGCCGGTTCCGCTCGTCTACGGCACGACCCGCATCTCCGGCAACTTGATCGATGCCACGTCACTTGTCCAGCACAGTCAGACAGTCGGGGGTGGCAAAGGCGGTCTCATGGGAGGCGGCCAGGGCGGCGCCCAGGTCACATATTCGTACACGGGAACCTTTGCCGTGGGCATCTGCGCCGGACCGATCACTAAGATTTGGCGGATATGGGCTGACGGGCAAGTGCTCTGCGACTTCCGGCCGGCGAGCGTGCGCTACGCCGATCTGGCGCCGATGACGACGTGGAACCTCGCGGCGGGCTGGACGGACTTCATCACGATCTACCTTGGGACGGAGGATCAACTTCCCGATCCGAGCTTGGAGAGCATTCACGGCGTTGGGAATGTTCCGGCTTACCGCGGGCTCGCTTACATCGCGTGCAGCAATATGCCGCTCACGAGCTTCGGTAATCGCGTCCCGAATTTCAGTTTTGAGATAGTCGGCAAAGTCACCACATCGCCGAGCTTGACCTACGACGACAATTTCTTGTCCAAGAATACCTATTTCTCCGGCGCCGGCACGACTGCTCAAGCAGACGCGCCGTGCAGCGTCGATCAGTACGGCAACTTCATTCTGACCGACACGAGCGGCACCAGCGCGGCCATAGCCCAGAACGGCACGACGGTCTGGTCGAAGACGAGCAGTGCCCTCGCGGCCGATCTCATAGCCGCGGCCTATCCGGGATTTGCGAACAGCGTCAACTTCGCTGGGATGGTGGCTGTCGCGAACGGCCAGTACCTCCTTGGTTTCGCATCCTCGGCAGACAGCGTGCGGAACGAGACGCGCTTCTTTCTTGGCGTCTATACGCCCAGTCAGACGGGACCGCCCGAATTCAAGGGCGCTATCGTCATCGGGAGCGGCATCTACTCGACCGGTTGGCCCTACACCGCTACCCCGTTCGGCTGGACGGTTGCCGGCGCCCAAACGACGAGCGATCCAATCCTTGCGATCAGCAACCAAGGGCTAGGCGGTACGTCCTACTATATCGGCGTCATGCCGTGCATCGGCAACATCATCGGCGGGACGCAGGAGGCGCAGAACGCTCAGAACGCCAATCTAGGGCTTCCGGCAACGCAAGGGCTGATCGCGCTGTACGGTCCGATCACGACCTATCTCCCGCAAGAGGGCGCATTCACTGTCCCGTATCTCACCGAGGCGACCGATTTCATCTTCTCGTCATCGCAGCCGATCCCGGTAAGCGGGACGCAAATGGTCTTCCTCTTCACGAAGTCCGAGATCGCGAGCAACGCCGTTGCTGTCCATCCGTGTCCGCTGATCACGACCTGGGGCAACGATCTGCATCCGGACGGTGCCGCGGTCATGTATGATCTTGGTGTCTTGACGGTGCCGCAGTTCCTTCCGGCCTCTGTGAGCCCAACAGCACTCCCGACTGTCCAGGACTACACCGGCAATCTTCAGTTACCGTGGACCGATGCGGGAACGTACCTCACCACCAGCGCGCCGGGCAGCACCGACGACTATCAGCCGACGCCGGCCTTGATCGCCCAGAGCAATGTCAGCGCCTCGGGCGTTGGCGTCATGTACG